CGAATACTATCAGGACCTTTCTTGGATTTTTTGACGTTATGTCCTAAGCGATGTAGTTCTTCAATCGACTTAGGTTCAGCACTATCACAAATGATTGGTGTCCTATCTAGTTCAAGCTTGTCAAGTTCCATACTTATATCCCTATTGGTTAGACCTGTTGAATAAAGGTGTTCCTTAATATACAAAGAATAGTCTTCACGCCAAACTGAAACGATTGCGGTTGGGTCATTAGTGAACCCCCAGTCACACCCATACGCCACAAGCTTTGCCCGTTCGGGGATTTCATCAGCGACTTGCCATTGTGGGAATACGGCCGACACATTAACACCACGTTCACCAAGTCCATAGATACGCCAGTAGTTCTCGTCCGTTTCTCTAAAGCGTTCTATTTCGTCAATAACGCTTTGTTCAAGGAATGGGTTGTCAAGGTATGTGGTTTGAAAGAAGTCCACGTCTTCGCGTGGTAGAACGTGTTCGTATATCCAATGGTATTGATCTGATGGATTGTAGTCTAAAATTGTCTTGTTGGTTGTTCTTAAAATTAGCTGACGGAAATCTTCAAGGGATAATTCGTTGGCTTCGTTTATATAGAGCATAGTTCTTTTACGCCCACGCAACTTTTGTGGTTGGTCGGCTGATATAAATTCAACGAGGTTGCCAAACAACGTATATGTCGCTTGTGACTTGTTATGGTTTTCTTCGTAGTAGTTACCACCATCAGTAAGTATCTGAAAGAAGTCACGCATCACCGAAGAACGCAATGCCGGGAATGTCTTCCTAACTATCGTGATAACAATACCCGCACCCTTGTTCTTAAAGCACAATTCAATTAACGCCTGACAAATGGACATCGTCTTTCCGCTACGAGTTCCCCCTTGATGAATTTGAATCTTTGCCTTAGACTTTTTAACGTGGTAGTATGTACTCGGTTGCTTCAAGAAGGTCTATTAAATTTAAGCATATTTCTTCTAAATCTAAGCCGTCTTCATTTTGTAAAATATCTGCGTACATTCCATTCGTGTACCATTCATTCACAATTTGCAACACCTCTAATTCGGTTAGCTTTTTTTGTTCTATTATATTACTCATCGTCAAACCATTTGAACGGCTTCGGTTCGTTAACTTCTATTTGTTGCTTCTCTACATACCCTCGGTGTTTGCCTTTGGTCTTCAAATAGAAGATGGTGCTACTCGGTATCTTGTTTTTGATTTGTTGGTGTAGTGAACTTTCTGCAAAGTCTATCGCGCTTTCTTGTATGTCTTTAACCGCATCAGCGTAGTCTTCGTCTTCTTCAAGCCAACGATAGTGTGTTCGCCTTCCTATGTTACACGCTTTCGATGCTGTCGTTACTACACCGAGTGATCGTTCAAGTGCTTCAAGAAAGTCTTTTTTATTGTGTGCCATTTGGGTTATTGCGCTTGTGCTATTATCATTAAATCATCTTCTCCTTCAAGGTGTGCTTTCTTGCCTGTGTAGTCCTCCCATCGTTTAACTATTACGTCGCAATACTTCGGGTCTAATTCCATCCCGTAACATTTGCGCTTTGTTTTCTCTGCTGCTATTAGTGTTGACCCTGAACCTAAATATAGGTCTGCTATTAAATCATTTTCTTTTCCCCATTTATTAAAAAACCACTCGACAAGTAACGAAGGTTTTTGTGTTGGATGATGTCTTTTTCTATCAAACTCTTGCTCTGTTCCAAAAACCCCCGCCCATTTTACTCGCGCAATATCTCTCTTGTGTTTGTTTTTGCTCCAACATAATTCAAAGCACGAACCATACATTTTGTCGCTTGATTCGTCTGCTTTAATATCATTATTGTTGTTTGCTCTCTTATCCCATACAACCCAACTCCCTTGATTTTTGTCTATAAGAAATTCAGAATAATAATCTGCACCCCATAAAAAAATTTCTTTACAATAACTGAAACAATTAAAAACATTGTTTATAAAGTCAGGATTGAAATCTTCGTGGTCACCTATAACATTTTCGTATTTCTTGCCTCCCTTAAAACCTTTGGATTTAGCAAAGTCAAGATTGTTTTTCATTGCAGAATAGTCAGCATCTAAAAACATTCCATAAGGTGGGTCAGTAAAAACCATATCTGCCTTCTCCCCATCCATAAGAATCTCTACCGCTTCTTTGCTCGTAGAATCGCCACACATAACCCTATGCTCTCCAAGTATCCAAACATCGCCAAGTTTGGTAATCGGTTCTTCAGGTGCTTCGGGTATATCGTCTTCGTCAGTTAGACCTTTCATCTCTTCGGGTTCGGTATCCCATACGTCCATTCCCCAATCAGCAAGGTCAGTGCCCTCCCATTCGTTAGCTAACATATCGTAATCCCAGTCGCCAAAGTTTAGATTGTCCTTAATCATAAATTCATCGCGTTGCCCTTGTGTCCAATCGGTAACGTCAATGGCTGTGACTTCGCGAAATCCCAAATCCTTCATTGCAAGTAGTCGCATATTCCCACCTACCACAATACCATCGGCCACGACAATAGGTCGCACTTCTAGCATTTCAGGAAAGTTCTCAATCGATGACTTCAGCTTCTTGAATTTCGTCTTGTTTAGAATCCTTGGGTTCTTCGGGTCGACTTGAATCTGGCTGATCGGTATCTTCTTGCTTTGTATATTCATCTACTGATTTGATTACAGACTTTAGCAATCCTAAGAAATGAGGGTTTGCAACTGCTAAGTCTAATATAATGTTGAACGAATCGTTGTCCTTGTGGTCAACAAGTATGGTGTCGCGCAATCTACTTATAACTAGATAGTCGTCTGATTCGTTAATGTGGCGTTTCGCTTTTCGTGCTGTCATTACATTGTTTTGAATTTTAGCCAAAGCCCTTGTAATCGGTCGTCGGTTTTAAGTAGTTCTTCGCAAGTTCGTTTGTGATATATCGCGGTCGTGTGGTCGAAGTTCATTAGCTTACCAATTTGAGGATAAGACCAGTAATTAGAATATAAGAATTTGCAACCGATTTTCCGCATATCAGACAAATGCCGATGCCTTCGTTTACCGATTAACTCTTTCCAGTCATACCCCATCTTTTCTGATTGTATTTTTAAGACTTCAAGTGCTTCGTGTCTTAGTAGATATTTTTCACCGTCCCCGGATTTGTCGTATATATATCCCACGTTCAAATAAAAATTAGTCGTCATTAGTACATTGCGCTTCAAAAACCTTCAGAAGTTCAATATACATATTTTTGTTACACGATGTACACTTGGTTTTCTTTTGCTTCTTACCAAAGATATCGTTATACATTTGATAAAAGAAATCGGAATCTTTTCCTTTAAGGGTTTGGTGTCCTCGGTAGGCCGGTTGAAGAACGTCTTTGAAAAACGTATAGTGTTCTTCCGTCATTGCTTGAATATCACGATAAGGAAACATCTTGTTCAATCGGTCTTTCCTTTTATCGCAACCACAATCGTCACCAAAAAATGCCTTCACGACTTTTTCTACTCCTGTTGCCTTAGTTACTTTTTGTATGGTGTCGCCTAAACCCTTGCTTTTTGATTTCATTTTGTATGTAATTTCTAACATCGCGGATTGCACGATACAACGTGTTCCGACTAATGCCTGTTTCTTTAGCCAGTGAATTTAAGGAATGCTTATCTCCGTAGTAAATAGCAAAACAATTCTTTTCAAACCAATCAACGTCTTCAAGTTTGTCTTCAATAAAGTTTAACAATACTTCGTTCCATTTCTTTTGATCTACGTCGTTTAGATTGTGTAGATGTTTAAGGTGTTCCGATGCTTGTCGGTGACGTTCCGCTGGCTTTCTATATTTGTAATGGTATCGGCTTGTCGAACTTCGGTAGTTGTTTATACATAACCGGATAATCCAAAAGCGCATTTGATTCTTTTCTACAATTACACGCATCTTATCGCGGTTCGCTTCAAGCACCATAACAATAACTTCGTGCGCTAAGTCTTCATAATCGGGGTGTCGTCCTTGCGTTATGACTTTAGCGATTTCGACAATTGCACCATAGTTTTCCCTTATGTATTTTTGAACCACACTCAAAGCTTACAAAAGTTTCTTGACTTCTTGTTGGTAGTGTTTAATCTTTTCCAACAACCAATCGTTAGTAAGTCGTGCCGGTTGATTGCTTAGATAAACAATTTCGTCAGCTAAATCCGTTCCAAGGTTAAGCGCAAATTGATATTGTTCACCGCCTCGAAATCCATTGCATCGTTTACACTGGGGGCGTACATTTTCTTCGTGCCAACGTGTTGCGTATTTACCTCGCGACTGGAAATGCCCGGCATCTAATTCCTTCCAAGATTTTGTCATTCCACAAGTGAAACAAGAAACATAGCCGGCGTGGTCTGCGTCCTTTAGTCTGATGTATTGGGAAAACACCTTGTCAAGTTTCTTGATTAGTGTAGAACGCTTTACAGGCATAAGAATAAAATACCAAGCAAAGCAATGATGGCTTCGTTCACTCTAAGTCCTTCGTACAAATAGTATTCAACGCCGATGTCGACGAACGCCAAAACTACCATTGCAATAACAAGTCCTTCCATAATAGCACTATATAAAACAATTCAGATTGTTCTGCAACTAATGGGGATAAGTAAACGACGAAAGTTCTTCGTCAAGGTTGTAGTAAAATTTGATTATGGTCTTGCCCCCTTTGAAGTCCGTCTTGCTCGGTTGTTCTTTTTTAACTATGCCCGAAGCAATTATTGTGTCGATGTGCTTTGATATGTTAAAAGTGTAAAGCCCTTTTTCGTCCGTCACCACATAAATAAAAAGCTTATTCTTTAGTTGCGCCTTCTGATAATTAGAAAACAGCTTCAACGCTTCAATCATTTTGGTCGGATAATAAGATCGTCGGTTCTTTATTTCTACTATATGAAGGTTGTCTTCAGCGTCATAAGAACAATGCTTGTCTTTTACCAGTCGTAAACTTGTTGGATTGTTTTTGTTTATTATTCCTATAGTGCTTACTTCATTCATTAGAACATTCTTAATTGTGGTTTAATCTTATGTGAAGAATCATAACGTGTGTTTATGTCTTTTGGGTATGGTTGTGCTTCAAAACGACTTGCTTTTTTTAATTGCTTCTTTTGTTTTTTTGTTCCCCAAAACAAAACATATCGATTCTTTGGTGGCCGTTCAACTTGATATAACCTATCACCATACTTGTCTTTTAGTTTCTGAACTCTATTTTCTTCAAAGGAAAATTCGTCCATTAAAGTTCGGCTGTGTAAATGCTCACTACCCTTTAACACCCAGTCCTTTTGTGTATGACTTTCTCCCGTGAAATAAAAGTTACAAGCTTGATAAATATAACCAGTGTGGCCAATAGACTTGTCTGCATAACTTACAACGATAGTGGGTTTAGGTAGTTTTTTAATACACGAAGAAACAAAAAATGAAGCTGTGTTTTTTGGTAGATTATCGTTAATACATAACCGATTTAATTCATAAACGATATCCATATATCGATCGCCACAAATACTTTTTTTCATTTGTAGTGGTACAGCATTTCCAAAAGTACAAACGCCGACTAATATATTCTTGTTAAAAAGTCCAAAGGCATAAGAAATAGAAGTCATTCTTTTCAAGTAATGTTTATATAATAACCATTCTTTAGTTTCTTCGTTCTTAATTTTCTTTACCTCAAATTTCATTCTTCCGAATTAGGGTGTACGATAAACTTCCATCGTCCTTGTTCGTCAGTATCGTCTTCGGGCAAGTCTAGGTCTTCGGCTAACTTCTTAAAGATGTTGCGTTGTTCTTCGGTCATTGGTTCTTGTGGCTTGTCCTTGATATGCTTCCAAGCTGTATGCCTTCGGTCTGCACGTTCACCTTCAAATTGCTGAAATGCTTCGACAAGTTCTGGCAACATAAGCCGTTCGTATTGATTTCCATATTTGCCTGTCTTGAAGTTCATCATTATACAACGCCATTCTTCAATTTTCATTGCTGGAAATTCTTCAATCAAGTGATCTACCGCTTCAATAATGTGTTCAGTTTCACGAATGGTTTTAGAATAATCTAAATAATCCAGTGTGCTTTTAAGCAAAGCGGTTAGTGCGGCGTGTGTTATCCTTGGACAATGCTTGTATGCCGAACGGACATTCGTGCCGTGATGCCAAGCTTCCGCCGGTGTAATCTTAGAGCGTGTCGATATAAGCGCGATACTTTTCAGCGTCGAAACTTTTACTTCCTTTTCTTGTTTTGTCAGCGTAGAATCCTTTCCACCCTTGTGCGATGGCGTGTTCGATAAGTTCGATTGCATTTTGTTCGTTGTTGTTTGATAGGTCTGCGATTCGTTTCAAAGCCGCTTGTTCAGATACTTGCGACTTGTATGCAAATTTATGTTCTTCTTTTTTGTACTTCTTCCACAGCGTCCATCTTTCTTTGAACAAATCAGAATCAAAAGGAAACACTATATGTGTTATACTTTGAGTTTTACTTTGGTAGTTATCTGGTATAGGTAAGTCACTTTTGACATATCCATTAGTCATTTTTGACAAATGCATACTACCAGAATTGACAAATGCATTAGACAAAGTGAACCACTTAGTGCGGTCATATCTTTTGTCGTTAAAGTTTCCCGACATAATTGCGCCTTCTTCTTCAAGCTTAGTGAGTAACCGACCTATCTTTCGTGCCGTCCAAAAGGGGAACAACTTAGCAAAAGCCGTTTGACTATTGTAAGTCCAGTATCTTTCGTCGTGATAGTTCTTGTCGTTAGCTTCATTCTTTGCAACCCAATAACGGATGTGGTGAAGCATAATAGCCCCATCCACCCCGTACTGGTTTGCGTCTTCCGTTGCGAAAGTAAAGTAATCAATCATTCTTGCAAATAACGTTCGTGGTGCATTACTTCCCAAACGATTTGTGATGCTGTAACATTCTTTTCTTTAACAATTTCCGGTGAGTATTTGAGAATACCCCTCGGATTTCTATTGATCCAAGACCGAATTGTTTCAGGTGTAACCCCTAAATCATTAGCCATTCGTCTTTGTGTTCCATAGTGTTTACCTATGAACTCTTTGAAGTCTGATTTTGTTTTCATTTTAGAAAGGATTGTCAAGAAGCATTTCGGGAGCTTTAGTATCCACGTTTTCTAAATCTAAAGCGTACTTCTTTAATTGTTTTGCAATAGCAATAGCGTTTCTAAGATCAACCTTGTCCGGTGGTGCTTGGTTCATTTCCCATTCACACGCAAGTCGGATTGCCCATTGCGACATTATCAGGCTTTGACGATTAGCGTCGCGGTCTTCAAATCTTGTTACCGAATTTGATGTCGAAGTTGAAGGGCTTGGCCTATCACCAAATTCAAAGCCTTCCATTTTGCGTTGCACTTGACCCCAACTGAAGTCGTCCTTCGTTCCTTTAATAGTAACGTTGACTTCATCACCTACTTTGAATGGTGATTCTTGCGTCTTATGGTTTGCACGGAGTGTCGTGTCATCTTCAAACTCATATTCGAATGAATACAAAAGGCCGTGTGGACTTTCATAAGTTCCCGAACCTTGGATTGAACGGATTGTTTTTACTTTAGGTATCATTTTTAATAATTAAAAGGTTTATAATTTATTTGATATTTATTGATTGAGCGTTTAAGAGTGTGTCCCATAACACGCGAAAGGTAACCTTTTTTTGCTTTAATAGTAAGAAAAATTTGGTTGTCTTTATCAGTATTTAGCAATTCTTTAGGATCTTCTTTGCCGATTAAGTACCTAAGCTTTAGGCTGTACAAACAATCTTTATCACCCCAAAAGGTGATGTTGGTAATGTCTTTAGTTTTTTCGGCCTTGCAGATATATGCAACCGCTGAAGCAATTCCAGCGAAGCCAACGTATGTTCCATCGACCATAAGTGTAACAAGCTTTTCATAAGTCTTATTTAATTCGTAGTCCGTTAAACCCGGTGAGGTTAAAACGCACCCACCAATGTCTAAAGATTCACCTTCTATTGTAGCTAAGTTGTAGCCGTAGTAATCGTTTAATTCGTTCATCGTTTCATTTGTTCTTCATTGTAAATGTCACCTATCACATAACCCATATCAGATAGTACGTCAAGGTAGTCTTCAAGTTCTTGCTTGGTTTCACAAGATTTCCAATATGTCGTATGACAATGTTGTAATGCTTGTGGGTGTACTACAATACAAAACTTGTTTGGATAGGTAGTCATTTCTTCTTTGTTCTTGCGTCGATTATTGATTGCTTGAAGTCTTCAATAACACGCCTTTCATTTGCGTTTACAACTTGGCGGCTGATCCACTCGCGCCATTCTTTGAAGTCGTGGATTGGTTCTTGGGGGTATGATGTCTTCATTTTGAGTGTGGGTTATCCGCTTTTGCGTCACGGGCTGTGTAGTACGCATCTAACTTTGTTGCTTCTTCTTCAAGTCGTTGTTGATGGTACTTGATGTTTTCTTCGGTTTGTTTTATTAAATCGTCTAAAGTCATTTTGATTTGTTTTTTGTTGTTTAACATATCGCAATCTACAACATACTTTCCATAAAACCAAAAGATAATCTTTATTTTTATTTAACTTTTATTTGTTTATATTTGCAAAAACCCATAAACAATGATAACATCAGACCCTTCTTCACCCATTAACAAGTTTATTACTTGTCTGATTCTTTTGCTTGCGATCCTATTTACTATGCACCTAATAAGATGAAAGCGTCAAGACCTAAACAACCCGACGATTGGAGAACGCCAAAAGATTTTTACGACAAGTTAAATAAGCGATTCAACTTTGATTTCGACCCTTGTCCTTTTCAACACGATATGTCTTGGAATGGTTTAACTGTTGATTGGGGACAAGTCAATTTTGTAAATCCACCATATTCAAAGAAACTAAAGGAAGCATTTGTAAAAAAAGCAATACTAGAAAGTCGAAAAGGTAAAGTCTGCGTTTTATTGATTCCGGTCAGTACCGGCACAAAGTTATTTCACGATGTCATTTTACCGGAAGAACCTAAGATTGAATTTATAAGAGGACGGCTAAGGTTTGAAGGTTACAACAATCGTGGTGAATTTTGCAATCAACCATCAATGCGTGATTCAATGCTTGTGATATTTGGTTATTCTAACGTATCTTCGCGCTAACGCATTAGATTTGTTTGTGTGTTGTTTGATTACCCCTTTAGCCCTGACATAAGCTGAAGGGGTTTTCTTTTCTAAAAAGTTCGATAATCAAGTCGTCTTGTGTACACTCTGGGACAGTTCTCGAACTCTATATTAGAACGCCCAAAAGAAACACCACAATAATTAAGATAATATAAACCGCAAAGGTTCTCTTATGCATCAAGTTTTTATCCATTACAATACCACTCCCGGTTTTGGTTTGGGTTTGCCTAGTGGCATCATTATGTTAATGGCTGTATGTCCACCTAAGACAACACCACACCCTATTGCTTGACGTTTGAAGTTCTTAGCATATGCAGCGGCATAGCTAGAAGCGTCCACACCACATCCCGTTTGCATCGCGAAGATGCGGTATTTCCTTCCAACAAGATTTTCAACATAGGCCTGAGTGTGGATATGACCACCAACACTTGACATCAAATCATTCTTTGCACGGGTTCGAGCAGTGCCACCTTCGCCGTGTGTGTATTGTACGTCGTCATAGACTACACGCTCGCACCAATTCCAGTCAGTACCAAGCACTTCGTTGTACGACTTTATCCATCGTGCGGGTATATTAGAATCAAATGCCCGGCGCATAATCAAACGATCGTGATTGCCGATGAGTACGTCCACCTTCTTGTCACATATCTTCTTAAAAGCGTCCCGGTATCTTGATAGTCTTTTGATAGCCCTATCAAGTTCTTCACCACCCCCATACCCGTCAGGGTCCGTCGGATGGAAGGACGCATAATGATTATCTATCGCATCGCCAATCATCAAAATTTGGTTACAATTCCACTTCTCGTAAGTGTCAACGACGAACTTCAAGTACCCGTCTAAATCGAAGGGACAATGCAAATCCCCAACTACGAGGATTCGCCTTTCCTTTTTGGTAAGGTGTTGGAATGCTTTTAGCTTTTTCCCTTTAAGCCTTGGTCTTACGTCCTTCAAAGAATGATAAGCATAGTGGAACAATGCCTACCACACATAACACCACCCCGTTCCATTCAATCTCCCCGTTCATTGATGTTAGTGCATAGGTTACTATTACGCCCCCGATGGTGCGCTTGGCCGACCACTTTCGTAGTTCTCCCTTCTCACGAAATATAGTAGTCAGGTCTAATTTCGATAAGAGTGCTAACGCCTTGTTCATCGGTTTCTTCCAAGAATAACAGCATCAAAGATTCGCTTGATAACGTCCAGTATCTTGTCGTCCTTTGTTGTTTCGGTAAGTGCTGTATAAGTTCCCGCAAGTGTGATAAGGGCAAGTAATAACTCCACCCAATTTGTTGTTAAAAATTCCATATTATATAGTTATTAAATCGCCAAACTTTTCCCGTATATTAAAACCGGGGCAATCTTTGGCTTTGTTATAATCATTATGTCCTCGCACCTTCAGTTCGCCAAAGCAAACTTCAAGGAACTTAACAAGGTCGCGAAATGCAACTTCTTGTTCTTTTGTCATTGTGTCCTTAGATACCAATGTCGTTTTTGACTTTGGCTTTTCTTTGTCTAAAGATTTCAAAGTCTTCTTTACTACACCACCACAATAAGCGACACCAATACTTCCGTGATTGTTGCCCCAAGTATGTGCGCCCACCTTACCAATGTGACGACCACGTTCAATTGTGCCGTCCTGATGAATAACAAAGTGATACCCGATGTCGTCCCAGCCGTTTCCTTTAACGTGCCACTTTCTTATTTCTTTAACCGTCAACTTGCGATCTGCGGGTGTATCCGTGCAATGCAATACGATTGATTTTATTTCTCTCATTTTATTCCTTTTTCAGCCAATAGCAATTTGATTTCTTGCATACCAGTACAAAGTTCTTTTAACATTTCTTTAACTTCCCCTTCTTGTTTCTCTAAAGAGAATAAGCGTGCTTTTATTTTAGTTACTTCGTTTGTTAATTTTATCCAAGTTCCAAGAACTCCAACAAAACACGAGACTGCTATTCCAAATAGTTCCATTATGCCGTTACCATATAGTATGAAAAATATATATCCATTGACCACCCACCATTGAACACGTCAGTACACCAAACTTGGAATGGCTTATTTGTAATACTGAAAGTCATATTGTTTGAAGTGCCACCACCGAATTGTCCCGACCAAGACTGAGTAATTGTTCCACTTGATACGCCGTTCATAAAGTCACGCGATGCACCCCAATACTGCGAAGTTGTAGAATCTGAAGCCGACCAACCAATTCGCAAATCGTCAGAAGAACTTTCGTTACTCCCTGCGTGTGTTGCTACAATGATTGCCTTGACGGGTACAATTATTTTACCCGCTTCAGCCGCCTTCAAGCTAATTGGAGTGTCGTTATATTTCAAATCCAAGACAGACGCATTGTTGATTGACACTTTAGTTGTAACAATTGTACCGCCAGCACCCGCCACAAGGTTTGCGTAGGTTACTTTTTTACTTGCCGTAGCTGATGTATCAACGATATATAAAACGTCGTCATTCGCGGGTGTCCCCCCCAACGCTGCTAGATCGCTTACTTTCTGATTTGCCATTGATGTATTTCTTTAGTTTCTTTTCGTTGTCTTTACTGGGCTTGTACTTGCCCCTTTTCTTGGTTAGCATATATTACATTTTCCAATCGCTGTTAAGAACGCTTGATATTTTAAGTCAGGGTTTACAATGTCAACATTCAAACCTTGTGTGTAGTTGTTTGTTGTTGGACATAAATCCGACCCCGTGTTCGACGTGTATTCCGGATAGCTTGAAGACTTGTCGCACAAGTAGTCGATAAGTCTTTGACGATGGAAGCTACCCATATCATTCGCTTGGTCGATTAGTGGCTTTAGATCGTCGTATGTAGCTGCCGCACTTTGTTCGCTGTTCATAACCACTACGGCGTTGTTCACAAATCGAACTCTTAAATATGGTATCAATTGTGAGAACGCATATTGTACCGTTGCCGGTATAACGTATTCGTCAAGAAGGGTTTCATATACACCGGACACCGAACCCGTATCGATGTCAGTACAAAGTTTGTTATATAGGTCCGTTCCAAGCACCGGAAGAATCCAACGCTGTTGCGCCATATAAACGTATGGACGGATTAGGTCGTCGTCGACTGACCCACCGATTGCTGTGTCTCTTTTCAGTCTGTTAGCTGAGACAAATAGTGCTTGTGATTGTGCCATTAGTTTCTAGGTGTTGTTATTGCTTGTGCTATTTCGGGATTGATGAAGCCACGATTTTGCATATCGCGTGGTCGTCTTGCAACTTTAGCGTCGTTAGTTTCAAGTGGTGTTCCGTTGTTTTGCTGAATGATTTTCTTTGCTTGGTTTACGCTAACCCTTTCGTTGTTCTTTACAAGGTACGTTCTGCGTTCCCAAAAATGTTGACACGATCCACCACCCTTATAAAACCATATATTATAAAAGTCCGTACCCGCTGGTCCCCAACCCGGATTGGTTGCCCTATCTGATGCAAACATTATGTCTTCGCGTCTATATACCTTGCCGCCTTTAGATGCGTTCACCATCTTTTCGCAGAACGGACGGCTGTCATAACGTTGCCCTTTCTTCTTGCCTGTCTTGTGTTTGCCTGGTCCTTTGGTAACGTGTGGCATATAAGCGTAACGCACCTTTATATATTCGGTGTCTTGTCCGTATTCGGGGTGATCTGACTTCGCTTGTGGCTTACTACTTGGCACGGTCGCAAAAGACCACATCGCGTCAAATTGTTCTTCGCGGTCGTAGTCAACTTTTCTTGCGTCAATCATATCGTGGCTTTTAAGTAGGTCGCTTTCGTCTTCGCCTAACTCAATTAGAGCATTGGCAAACTCCGTCTTTGCAACAGGGTTTACTTTCTTTTTTTTTTTAGCGTTTCTAAATTCTTCTATTTCACTGGTCGCATCAGCACCTTCGGTAAATAAAGCTTTCGCAACAGCCGGATCAAACTGCAACATCTGAATCAAGAATACGATAGCTTGTTCCGGCGTTAGTAAGTTCTCGCCTACCTTGACAATAATATCAAGTGCCGAAGATATTTGCGCACCATTGTACGATGCTTCTTTGTCAACTGCTATGTCAGCCATTGGGTCTTCGGTTTCAACGACAACATCGTCGCTTGGGGCTTCCACAACATCAACATCGTCGTCCGATGTTACGCCTTCCTTTTGTTGCTCACCTTCGTCAAGTGTGTCGATAACTTCTAAGTCTAAGAAGTCAGCGGGTTTCGCTGTGATAAAGAATAAGTCAAGTTCAATATCGTT